GATCCAAATATTCGTCGTCAGATGTGCGCCGACCGCTTCAAACTCTTTAGCCAGATCGCCCAGTCTGCTGCCCTGAAAATTCCGCGCCGATTTGAACCCGAGCAGCCGCGCCGTATCGGACGTGCCGATCAGGTCGCCCGCCGCGAAACGGTAATTTTTCGGTTTTTTGGAATTTATCAGCGTCATAAAAATTTGAATTTGAGAAGTCCGGCTCGAAAAGTAATACCGCTTGTCTTAACCGAAAAAGTTTTTTGTTTATTTTCCGTTCGCGAAAAACAAAACCACCACACTTACACCCTGACTCCACAAAACTTGTAAAAAATCTCTCAACTGTGAAAATTTGAATGGCAAATCAAAAGTGGAGAATCCGAAACTTAACTTTTGATAAACAAATTTTCACAGTTCAAAGATTGCCGGATTCACGTATCCGGCGAACGGTTGTTAGATAATTTTTAGTTCCTTAAACGCTTCTTCGTAGCCGTAGCCGGAGCCGTCGCCGGAGCCGTAGCCGGAGCCGGCGCCGGAGCCGGAGCCGTAGCCGGCTCCGGAGCCGTCGCCGTAGCCG